ATTTTTCTTTATTAATCTTTTTGTTTTTCATATATTTATTTTTACGAGACTTTTTAGATTTCTTTGTTTCTTCTTGTTCCATAATTTTATCAATCTTTTCCAATTGTTTAAGTCGTTCTTTACCCGCCTTAGATGGAAATATTTTTTGAATAAATTTCTGTAATTCCCTAGAATCTAGTTGTTCCATTTCATCTTTTTGCGGATCGTAATCACTACTACTATCATATTCTTCATCTGAATCACTATCTTCGTGAGTTTTTGCCTGCAATTGTTTTCTTTTTCGCAAGTTGTATTTGCTTCTTTTAGGAGATTCTTGGTCTTCTTTGTTTTTTGGCATTATATATTCAATGATTCATATTTTTATATCGATTTTTTGAAATCAATTTTATAAATCATATAAAACAAATATTATTCAAACTAATATTATTCAAACTAATATTATTCAAACTAATATTATTCTAATACTTTTACAATTAAAATTGAAAAAAAACAATCTAAATATATCTCCCATTAATATAAGAATGGCTAAATACAACCATGGTATGAATCCTTCAAAAATTATTGGAATACAATTTAGTGTTTTATCACCTGAGGAAATTAGAAAAGGTTCTGTGGCTGAAATCACTTCACGCGATACATATATAAATAATAAACCAGTTATAAGCGGCTTGTTTGATCCTAGAATGGGTGTATTAGAACCAGGATTAATCTGTCCAACAGACGGTCTCAATTATATGAAAACTCCCGGATATTTCGGTCATATTAATTTAGCTCGTCCTGTTTATTATATTCAATATCTTACTACAATTTTAAAAGTTCTTCGTTGTGTTTGTTTCAAATGTAGTAAGTTGAAAATAAATAAAGATAAACATTCACACGTTCTTACTCTTAGTCACCGTAAAAGATGGGAATATGTATTTTCGACTTCTAGTAAAATTAAGAGATGTGGCGAGGAAACTAGCGATGGATGTGGATGTAAGCAACCTAGAAAAATTTATAAGGAAGGTCTTGCTAGTCTTTTCGCTGAATGGGAAAATACAGATGGAATTGCCGGCGAAGATGGCGTAGTAAAAGATAAGTTTATTATGAAACTGAATCCTGAAATGGTTTTGAAAATATTTAGAAGAATTAGTGACGAAGATGTTACTTTTATGGGTTTTAGTCCAACATGGTCAAGGCCTGATTGGTTTATATGTCAAACTTTAGCAGTTCCTCCTCCTGCCGTAAGACCTTCTGTAAAACATGATTCACAACAGCGCAGTGAAGACGACATCTCTCACATTATTGTAAACATTATTAAGGCAAATAAAACGCTCCAAGCCAAAATTCAAGATAATGCGAATGAAAAGGTTATCGAAGATTGGTCAACTGTTCTTCAATACTATATTGCAACTATGATTGATAATAGAATTCCGGGTGTTGCGGCAGTAGCACAACGTAGTGGTCGTGCTCTTAAATCTATTAAAGAACGTTTAGTGGGAAAACAAGGACGTGTCAGAGGCAATCTTATGGGAAAACGTGTAGATTATAGTGCTCGTTCTGTAATTACACCTGATGCGAATCTTAGCATTAGCGAACTAGGAGTGCCTAAAAAGATCGCAATGAATATTACCTTTCCAGCCTATGTTAATGAAAGAAACAGAGAATTCCTTACAAAACTAGTATTTAATGGACCTACTGTTTATCCTGGAGCTAATGTTTTAGAACGTAAATCTGGAGAGAGTATTTCTCTTAAGTATGTAGATCGTAATACACTCAATATTAAGATAGGAGATGTAGTTCATAGACATCTTATGAATGGAGATCCCGTTTTATTCAATAGACAGCCTACATTACACAGAATGTCGATGATGTGTCACAAGGCTAAAATTATGAATGTGGGTGATACATTTCGCATGAATGTGGCTGATACAAAACCGTACAACGCTGATTTTGACGGAGACGAAATGAATATGCACGGGCCCCAGGATGAAGAAAGTCAGGCAGAACTAATGTATTTAGCAGCTGTTCCTCGTCAGATTATTTCTCCGCAGAACAATCAATCTATTGTTGGAATTTTTCAGGATTCTCTTTTAGGGTGCTACAGATTTACAAGAAAAGATATATCATTTACACCTCGTCATGCTATGAATATTCTTATGTATTATAACAACGTAGATACTCGAGTTTTTGAAAAAAGAGCAGATGTTACTAATTTTGAAATTCTTAGTCAAATCTTACCCCCTCTTTCTTCTAAGTTTGCGAATAGTTTGTTCGAAGATGGAGAAAACACAAAAACGTCTAACAATATTATTGAGATTAGGAACGGTAAATACCTAAGAGGACTTATTAATAAGGGTGTGTTGGGTTCTGGATCTAAAGGACTTATCCAAAGTATTTTCAATGACTTTAATTTTCAGGAATCTTCTGATTTCATTGATAATATTCAATCTATTGTAACTGAATATATGAAACTTTCAGGATACAGTGTAGGTATTAGTGATCTTATTGCCGACAACGAAACAAATCAAAAAATTATTAATATTGTAACAGAAAAGAAAAAAGATGTTCAAAATCTAATTGATGAACTTCATCTAGGAGTTTTTGAAAATAGCACAGGAAAATCCAATGAAGTTGAGTTTGAAACAAGAGTTAATTCACTTTTGAATCAGGCAGCCAATGAAGCAGGAAAGATTGGTAGGAAAAGTTTGGATTCTGACAATCGTTTTGTTATTATGGTAAATGCTGGAAGTAAAGGGAATGAAATTAATATTGCTCAAATGATTTCATGTTTAGGACAACAAAATGTAGATGGAAAACGAATCCCATATGGTTTCGAGAATAGGACTCTTCCCCATTATACAAAGTTTGACGATTCTCCTGAAGCCAGAGGATTTGTAGAAAGTTCATTTATACAAGGTCTTTCTCCTGAAGAAGTTTATTTCCACGCAATGGGTGGCCGAGTTGGTCTTATTGATACAGCTGTTAAGACTAGTCAAACAGGTTACATTCAGAGACGATTGATTAAAGGTCAAGAAGATCTTAAAGTTGCTTACGATATGACAGTTCGAAACAATAAAGGAAAAATTATTCAGTTTAGGTATGGCGATGACAATATTAATCCTACAAAAACTGAAAATCAGAAACTACCGCTTACCAGAATGAGTTTAGAAGAGATTTATTCACACTTTCAAATTCCAGACGATGACAATTCAACAAGTGTGTTTACGACTACTTATACACTTAAAGCTAGGAAGAGATTAAAGAAACAAAAAAAGAAATTAGCAGATATTGTCGGAAGTAAAATTCAGTACATGTTAGGACAACGAGAAGAACTCTTAAACAGAGTATTTAACCATGAAGATAATATTGTAATTCATATTCCTGTTAATTTCCATAGAATTATGAACAATATTCAACATCAATTACACATACAATCAAATTTCATGGTTGATATTACTCCTTTGGAAACATACGAAATATTAGATGAAACATTTGATAAGTTGGAATCTCATAAATTAACAAAACCAACCGAATTATTTAAGTTGGCATGGTATTTCTATCTTACTCCTAAGGAACTTCTTATGCTTAGAAGATTTAATAAAAAGGCTCTTACTATTCTTATGGAGACATTAACACTTAATTATAATAAAGCCATTGTTCATCCTGGAGAAATGGTAGGAATGATTAGTGCACAGAGTATTGGAGAGCCTACTACACAAATGACCTTGAATACATTTCATTTTGCTGGTGTAGCGAGTAAATCTAATGTAACTAGAGGTGTTCCTAGAATTGAAGAAATTTTATCTCTTTCAGAAAATCCAAAGCAACCTTCTACTACAATTTATCTTAAACCTGAAGACCAAACAAGTATTGAAAAAGCACAAGAAATAAAATATTCTTTAGAATATACCTGTATTCAGGATATTACAAAATCAGCAAGTATCTGTTTTGATCCAAAAAGAAGTTCTACATTGATAGATGATGACAAGGTTCTTATTGAAGAATACATGATGTTTCAAGAAATTATGGAGGATTGTGGTGTGTCAAAAGAAACAGGAACAAATGATTATTCAAAATGGGTAATTCGTCTAGAACTTTCAAAAGAAAAAATGATGGATAGAAGTATTACAATGGAAGATGTTCATTTTGCTGTAACAAATACAATGAAAAATGCTATAGAATGCGTATTCAGTGATCTTAATTCAGACAATCTTGTATTTAGAATACGTCTGGCAAATTCTAAATCTCTTATGGCAAGTAAAAAGAAAAATCTAGATCAGACAGATGAAATTTATCTATTAAAAAATTTACAAGAAAATATTATGAAAAATATTATTTTAAAAGGTATTAAGGGTATTCCTAAGATTATTATTCGAAAAGTAGCTAATACAATGATAAAAGAAAATGGAAACTATATTCCAAAAGATATTTGGGTTCTGGATACAGTAGGTTCAAATCTTAAAGGTATTTTGTCGATTGATTATATCGACACCAGTCGAACATATAGTAATGCTATTCAGGAAGTTTATAGAACATTAGGTATTGAAGCAGCTAGACAATGTATTTACAATGAATTATCAGAAGCATTCTCTGATACTACTTACATTAATTATCATCATATGTCTATGTTGTGTGATAGAATGTGCGCCACCAAAAAAATGGTTTCAATATTTAGACACGGTATTAATAATGATGATATTGGTCCTATTGCGAAAGCTAGTTTTGAGGAAACACCGGAGATGTTTTTAAGAGCTGCCAGACATGCTGAATTAGATTTAATGACAGGTGTATCTTCTAATATTATGTGCGGACAAGAAGGATATTATGGAACTGGTAGTTTTCAGGTTCTACTCAACTTTAATGAAATGTCTAAATTAGGAGAAAAATCGATAGAACAAAAGGTAAATATCGATACATTACTACAAGTTGAAGATCCAAACGATATTTGCTCTAAGAATAATATTGTAATTAATAGTACAACCGATCATCTAGGTGGTGTTAATACAGGAGATGTTTCTACTGAATATGATCCCGGATTTTAATTTCTTATAATAAATTATATTATAATAAATGATACTTTTAAAAAAAATAATGAACCATTTTATACAAAAACAAAAGTTAAATTTAAATTTAAAAAATTTTTCTTTTTTAAACAGTGATATTTCGCAAAATAATATGTCGCATACCAAACTTTATAAAACAATATTAACAAGTAAAGAATTTATTGATGAACAAGAAAATATAGAAATGTTAAAAGTATATTTAAATTCTAAAAAAATAATAAATACTTTAAATTTTTTTTTAAGAAAATGTAAATGGAAAAAAGCAATAGATTATGATATTAACCACGATTTATTTTTAAATGATTTAGACGATTTTCCAGAAGATCAAAGAATTAATTTATTAGAAAATAATACTATTTATAAATTTAGATTGAGTGATTTAGTAAATTATTGGGTCATATGTTTAACAAATAGTCAAAACCTATTCTCAAAACCTTTAAATCTTAAAAACCCCCACACAAATATAGAAATATCTTATCATAACTTAATTAATATTTACATTAAATTGTTATATAGTCATTTTAATATACCATTATGTATTCATGCTTTTTATTTATCTAATATGTCATTGGATGAATTTTCATATAGATATTATGGAATTTTAAAAGAAAAAAGTATAGAAAATTTTAATACGAACGGATCATATCATGAAAAATATGAACAAATATTGAATCTTTTACATGATTATAGAAAAGAGGTGGAATATACTACAGTTATAAATAGAGTACCTTTAACTGTTAAAATAGATCTTATAAGTAATTTAAAAAGTATAATATCTTTATACGTGAGAAGTAAATATTCATGTAATCCTTTAATAAAAAGAGATTATGCCTCTGCCACTAAAATAAAACTAAAAGATTTTTTTAAAGACAATATTAAATTAGGCATACCTGAACAATATGTTGTACAATATATTCCTTTATCTGAAAGAAGAAGAACGTCTGTAATATCACCACCTCATCCACCACCAGAAGCATTGAGAAGGAGAAGACCTTTATTACCCCCGCCTTTACCTCCTCCCCACCTTCCTCCTCTAGAAACTATTAGAGAAACAAACACAAATTCTAACAATATAATTAATCAATATATAATTGAACCTATAAACCAAAATATAGAAGAACTAACAGAGACAGTAGAAGAACCTATAGAAGAACCTATAGAAGAAGTTATAGAAGAAATAGAAGAAGTTATAGAAGAAATAGAAGAATTAATAAATCAGTCAGACAGTGATTCTTCCGAAACTATAGATTTAAATTATGAAACAGACAGTACGGACGACGAATATCAAAATATAAATACAGATATAAACCCTTTTACACCTACAAGAGAAATAAATAGAACTCCTCCAGGTGCTTTATCTAGAAGAAGACAGCAAATGAGTAGTTCTTTTTCACTATTTAGATAATTATAATTTGTTTCAATTATAATTATTTATTTTTATTATTTCTTACCTAACTTTTTACCAAGTTTTTTTTTTCCTATTTTTTTTATTTTCTTTCTTTTTAAATCTCTCTGACGAGCCAGTTTTTTTGCCTGTTCTAATATACGAATATTATTTTCAACATATTCATTTACGCTAATATTAGTATCTATAAAAGAAACATTTACCTTATTATTATTATATTTTGTATATATTTTTTCTTTATTTATAATATCGTCTTCTATCTTATATATATCATTGTATTTTAATAAACAATATGTATTATTTTTAGATTTCTCCCTATTAGCAACTATTATATAATAATTCGGACTTTTTAGAGTATTATAAGCTCTGTAAAAATAACTAGGATACAATTTTTGTAATGCGTTCATTCTTAATAAAACAGGGACATCAAAATGATTAAAAATCAATATTAAATCAAATTCTGACGGGAAATAACTTTCCATTAATATTTGTTTTTTTATTTCATCATGTCGTTTATCTGGAAATACACCATAAACAGATTCTGCGATTTCTTTCTTAAATGAAAAATGATTAAATAATGAAAAAACAGAAATATTTTTGGCATCTATGTCGGCTTTAATTTTTAAATTATTGTCAGGCATATCAATTCCTATATATTGGTCTGCTAAAACTGTTTTTATTTGTTCAACTGTAATATCTTGATTTAAATGGTCGTTAAGTATTGTTTGGATCATAGAAAACGCACACATAGGCATATCTTTATACTGGTTTATTGTAACCAGCTTTGTTTCTATTAAATCTAAACTAAATAAGCTTTTAAATGTATTAGTTGTTTTTAATAATTTTGTATTAGATTCTAAACATATTTCTTCTGCTTTTACATCACTAAAATCTGTTTTTGTTAAATCATAACTATTTGAATAAGGTATATTTTTAATAGCCTTCTCAGGATTGGACAAAGTATAAAGATTTACCGTATTAATAAAAGCATTATGTTTCATTAATTCAATATTATCTAAGTATTGTTCTAAAAATATTTCTTCTAAAAGAATAATTTCATCGTCATTGATCTGATAATTAACATGTTCAAATGATAAAAATGTCCTAGGTGTAAATATATATTTTTGTATTTTTTGATATCTTATAATTTCATCTGTAATTTTCATAAAATAAACCTCTTTATTTTTCTTACCGCTAAATAAATTTTTCTTAGGTAATATTATTTGACAAATACCATTTTCGCGTCTTAAAAAACAACCTTGTTGTTTGGAACAATTACTCCCGCTTAACTGCAAACAAGTTACTAGATCATTATATTCATCTAATGTATCTAATTCTATGGTTCTAAACTGAATTACAGGTTTTAATAAATCAAAAAGTTTTCTTTGTATCGTTGTTAATTTATCGATATAACTTACAGATATGTTATTTATTAAATCTAATATTTCATTTTTTATTAATTTGTTCTTACTATAATTAATAACAATTTTTAATGTATTTCTGAAAAGATTATAAAAATTATTTTCTAATTCTATTTTTTTAACAACTATTTGTCTTTCTCTATCTATTTCTTTATTTTGTAATAACGATTGGTCATTATCTAAATAATTTGATATTTTACTTACAATTTCTACAGGTAAATCTTCTTGTTCGCCGTTTTGGATATATTGTTCAGGTATTACTGGAACAAATTGATTCGTTTTTGTTATTATCCCTACAATCATCCCCTCGTCTACAATTTTTTTTATAGGATTACATTGTATATGTTCATTAGATTCGATAAATGTTGATTCTAAAAACATTTTTGTTTGTTCATAATTCTGATAACTTGATATATCTTGTATCAATTTAAATTCCTTATCTAAAATAATACTTGAAGGAAGTATAGGTAAATAAAATTTATTAGTTTGTCTAGAAACAATAATTCCTATAACCTGATTATTAAAATTCACTATTTGTGAAATAAAAGTATAATTAAGTTTTTTTATTTCTTCTAACATATCGTTTAGTAATAAATTTCTTTCAAAATCATAAGAGCGTTTGCCTATGCTTTTTTTAGCCATACAACTTTCTATCATTAAATCTTTAATTTTCAAAACAAGTGGTATAATATCTGAATTTTTACTAAAACTTTGAAGATCTCTTAAATCTAAAAATCTAAAAACTTTAAATGTTGTTCGAGATTCTCTTTTAATCTTGATTAAAGGTTCGAAATAACCACTTTTTAAATATATCATAAGAGTTTTCTTTTCAGGATCGAAAAAATTATTTGAATAATGATTTGTAGGACAAATTATATTTATTTTTGATGTAATATCGTCGTCTGGACTATTCATGATTAATAAATTTATACCTGCTTCAAATAAAACACCGCCTTTATTTATAGGACTAGTGATTAAATCCCAGATATAAGTATAATCTATTATTTCATCGCTCATAAAATAATTAATAAAATTTTCATAAGCAGAAACTATTTTTTTTTTAAATTCTTTATTATTCAATTTTAATAAGTATTGGTTTGTTTTATATTTTCTTAAACTTATTTTTTTATTTGAAGAAAAAACCTTAGGTAAAATACCGTTTTGAGCTATAGCAAACTTTTCTAGAGATAAGTTGCTTATAAAATGATTTTTAAATTCAGTTAAAGATTCTGGTTTTGGTTTTAACTTTTCAGATGTAACTGTTTTATTGTAATACTTATAAACACTTGCAAGCAAACATAAAAATGATTGGTTTTTATTTTTTTCTATGCCCATTCTTGTCAAACAATATTGTTGGGGTTTTAATCTTTTATCGCTATTTAATGCGGAATTATATTTATAACATATAGAAGCATTATCAAATCCTAAAAATTTCTGTAAATAAATATTCATATAACCTAGTTGTCCTGTTTTTAATGGGAATATAGTTCCTGGGACATCATCTAATTTTTTAGAATCAACTTTTCTTTGAACTTTAACTCCGTCAATAGATTGATTACATTGATTTAACGATGATTCTAATGCGCCTTTTGGTCCCGGTCTTTTTCTAGAAACGCCTTTTATAGATTCCATTACAATTTTCCCCGATGCGTCCTTTTTAAAAGACGGTTTTGGATTCTTATTTTCATATGTACCTGGAATATCTGTTCCCATTTTAATAGATGTTCCTTTTGTGCTAGGGTCTAAGTAACAACATGGAACACATAAATTTTTTGGATGTTTTGATGGGTCTTGATAACCTGGATACATAGGTCTATACACTAATTTCTTTTGTGCTTCTGACCAATTTTTATGTTCAGTTTCAGACACGCCATCTAAATGAAATCTTTTATCAGTAAATTGGACAATTCTTTTTCCTTTCGGTACCTTTTTTGCTTTTGGATTTGCAATTAATGCGTCCCATCCACCACATTCTCCATCGTTAATTTGTTTTACAGTTAAACTTCTTCCTTTACCTTTATCATCTCTAATACACCAAAATCTAGGACAAATATAATTATATTTTTTATCTCCACTTCCATATCGAATAGATTCGTCATAACTACTAACACCTGTCTCCTTGTCTCTAGCATCAATATATTCTTTTTCTTGGTCTGTTAATATAATTGGTTGTCTTTTATATTGTGACGGACATGTTCTAGAATAAGATTTATAACCGGGGGTTTCTTTTTTCTCAAATAATTCCGGATCTCTATCTCTCATTCTTTTCATGAAAATATTTTTTGCACCTGAAAGAGATAAATTTGATAAATCTATATCTATTTCATCATCATCACTATCATAACCCTTTTTAGCTCCTCCTCCCTGTATAGGACTAGGAGAATCATCAGGAAGAGATTCTAAATCAGAAGCATCTCCTAAACTAATAGCATCGTCATCTTCTCCTATTTCTATACTATCGTCATCTGCTTTTATACTATCATCGTCTGCGCCTATACTATCGTCATCTGCTTTTATACTATCGTCATCTGCTTTTATACTATCGTCATCTGCTTTTATACTATCGTCATCTGCTTTTATACTATCATCGTCAGCGCCTATACTATCGTCATCGACATCAATACTGTCATCTAATGGTGAAAGCGATTTATCTGCTGACTTTGGTGTCTTTTCTACTGGGGTTGGTGTCTTTTCTACAGGTTTTTGTAAATTTTTAGATGGAGGTAAAATAACAATAGGTTCATCCTGAGGTTTGGGTATTTGTTTGCTTCCATCTTCTTCATTATCACTTTCGTCGTCATCTTCATCACTTTCGTCGTCATCTTCATCACTTTCGTCGTCATCTTCATCGTCAAAAAAACCATCTTCTTCCAAATCGGTTTCTTCATCAAAATCATTCTCGTCTATGGCATCCGCAAATACTAGTTTTCCTGATACAACCGGTTTCTTTATATCATCTATATTTTCTGCTTTTGCTATTTTTTTTGATACTTTTTCGCATATTTTTTTTGTTTTTATTTTTAATGATTCATTAAGTCTCACTTTCATTAGTAATTTAAACATAGAATCTACATAAATATTCATGTAAGGTATATACCGAATGTCATTTATATCATAAAGAGTAAATACAGTAATCGTTTTTTCAGAAAAAACCTCGGTTGTTATTGTAGTTTTAAACCCCGGTATAGTATCTACAATTCTACTTTTATTACCAAAAGAATCTACTTTCATTTCTACTTCCCTACTCCATTCAATTAATTCTTCTTGTGCTTTTTCAACACTAGGAATTTCTTTTGGAAAATTTTCTACTAATTCATCTAATAGTTGTGTTCCAGTAACGCCATTTTGACGTTTTACTGTAATAAAAGACTTTATACTATCCATTACTCTAAAAGATGAAACGCGTTTATAAATCAAATTTATAATATCAGTTGTTTTTAAACTTTTCTTATTTATGATATTAAATATAACAGATAAACACCCTATTAAATTCCCTAAGTCTAATTTCTTTTTGTTTTCTAAACGATATTGATAGTCTATCTTATTTATTTCTATATTTTTATCTGATATGCTATTAAAGTAGATATAATCGTACCCGCTTTGTTTCAAATATTTTCTGATAATTTCTAATAAATAATCATTCACAGATTCTTTAATAATACTATTTATTTCATCATGATCTAACAACAAATCCGATTCAAATTTTATAGAAATATTGCCATTTTCAAAAAATTCACAAAATATTTCTATTTTTTCAGTATTATAAGTATAATAAATCAAAAATCCAACAGAATTTTTAGAAGCTAATATTTTTGCTATATTAATTATTTTTCCTTTTCTTCCTGTAGTAACTAATATACTAGGTATTTTTAATCCATCAGTAGAAACATAATCTTTTGTAAATAATCTATATATATTTTCATATTTCTCTCCAGGGTTATATTTAATTAAAGGAATAGTTTCATTAGAATGAATTATTTTAAATAATATCTCCAATGGTAACTTAATATTACTGTTTGGATGTATTGTTACATGTAAAGATTTAACTCCTACATTAACATATTTTAATTCGCGTTTATTTTCATTAAATATATCGTAAAATATATCTATTCTTTCGTTATATGCTTTATAAAATTTTTTTACTGATTTTTTGGATGAATCATATATACGTAAATGATTACTCATAAAATCTTGAGATGTTTTAATCTCGTGTTCATTATAAAGTATAGGAAAATATAGTTTTAAAAAATAAGACGCATCTAATTTATTAATATCAGCATATCCTATAACATCTCTAGCTAAACATAAATAAATATTGTTATGTTGCATAGGAAAGTATTTAAATAATGAATAATTGTTTTGTGTTGAAATTACATTTTCCCCTTCTTGTGCCAAAAACGTATCTTCGGCTTTATTATTATAAGGATTGCCAACAAATGGATAACTACTTTTAACTACTATATTTTGTCCTATTGCTTTTGTTAAATATAGTTGTGTATTCCAATCTAATGTTACTTCATTTAAATCATCAAAATCATATCTATCTTTTTTTATATTTTTATTTTGTTTAAAAAATCTTTTTCTAGAAGCTAAAGTATGTGAGTTATTAACGAAATTGTATAAAAATGACATTAGTCTGTTGTTATTTAAATCAATCGTGTCATTTTGAGTTAATTTATAATACATAGAAGCAATGTCTATTTTTTCTTTTTGAATAGTAAAAAGATACATTTCAGACGTAGAAGAATTTAATCCTGAACATTCCATTAAAATTTTTTCTTTTACCCTAATAACATAATCATCACCATGAATATATTTTTTTAATATAATAACCTCTATATTTTCACTAGTAATCATGTTCCATTCAGGAGTAGAAAATATATCAGCACCGTCTTTTAATTTATAGCCTGATGATTTTTCTTCTATTTTCAAGTTTCCTACAAATACAAAAATCTTTTTTATTTTATTATTTACTATATAATTAATCTTATATATTTCAGACATCTATATAAATATAACTAATATTATTTAATATAAAATATGAACATTGTTGTAGCAGCATGTAAAAATAGTGGTATTGGTTATAAAAACATACTTCCATGGCACATACCATCAGAATTAAAATATTTTAAATGTTTAACATTGGGAAAAGGTAATAACGCAGTGATTATGGGAAAAAATACATGGAAAAGTTTAAAAAAACCATTGCCTAAAAGAGATAATTATGTCTTAAGTTCAACCATAGATAAAAACGAGAAACCTTATATTTTGCGTAACACGGATCATCTTGATATTTTACTAGATCAAAATAATTATGACGATATATGGTTGATAGGAGGAGAACAAATTTATAATTCTTTTATTTATACGCCCTATGTAAAATCGATATTTTATACTTATATTGATAAAAACTTTACATGCGATACTTATTTTCCTGATATTCCAAATAATTTTAAGGAAGTATTTAGATCAAATTTTTATAAAGAAAATGATCTAAATTATAATTTTAATGTTTTTGAAAATTCGGATTTAAAACAAAATTCAAACAATTTACAAAATATAAAAGAATGTTTAAATTATATGAATCGTTTAGAATACAAAGAAATAGTAAAACAACAACGAGAGAAGTATATGTTTTAACTAATATTACAAATCATAATACGGGTTGTCACTAATAGTCATACCGCAATAATTCTTAGGTTTTTTTTTATAATCAACGGGTTCGTATATTCCCATTTTAACCGCATTTTTTAATAAAAATTTAAAATTTTCCCAAAATTCTTTATTATGACCAACGCTCTCACTCATAACATGAGCTAATTCATGTATAGCAACAAATGTAAGTGTATTTTCATCTATTAATTTTGTTCCTGTTTTTGTAGTTGTTGTACAAAAAGCAATTTTTTCTCCCTTATTTTCAGAATAAGCGGTATACGTACTTGTAGGTAAAGTTTCGCTTATTTTTTTAGGATTAAAACGTTCTTTCATTCTCTGAACATTTTCACGCGTAGGGTATTTTTCAGCCATGTAATTTACTAATTCTTTTAATTTTCCTGTAACACGTGCTAATAGGTCAGCAACCATTTCTAACTTAGGAGTTTCTCTTACGCAATATGTATTACCGTCTTCGTCTGACATAATACACTTTAATTGAAATAAATCCGAATCAAAATAGATTTTTAATGTAAATGCTACTACAAATATTATTATAACATATCCAAAAATATTCATATCTACTTTCATTTATATTATCATACGATAAAACTAAATCATTATATTTTTATTATGATTTAGTTATTTAAATTTGATTATTTAATTAGAACCACAACCAATCTCTAAAGGCCTGCGCTGCATATCAGAGGTGATAGTGCTTTGGTTCCATGGTCCGGTATTTAACTGAGGGTTTGCTGGTTCACTTCTAAGCTGAAGATTGGCGTTTCTTAAACTCTGACCAACCGTGTTAATGCCAATGTGCCATCCGGCTTTCAACAAACTAACATTTTTTAAGTCACCTGCTCCCATAGGATTTAACTTGCTAAATTCACTATTTCCTCCCTTGGGCAATAACTCAGAGGGGTCAACCACCTGCTGTTTAGCACAGCTAGGAGGGAGACCATATGTGTCTGTGTTAGCACCATTAGCAGAAGCATTTCCACTATTTTGACCTAAAGGTTGAGAAGGAACAAAGTTATTTCCTCCAGCAGCACACTGAATCTGTCTATCACTAGGACTATCCGAATGACCCTGGGGAGCTCTATCAACTGCTTTAGCTGCTTCGTTCTGACCAGACATGCCACTTAATGACCCCGAAAATCCTTGGGAATAATAATAAATAGCAGCTACCGCAACAGCAGCCGCCAATACCATAACTGTTTGGTTATTCGCTAATTTCTTAAGCATCTTGCCAACGTTCATTATATATTAATCCAAACATAAAATATTTTTGATTTATTTACTTTTCGCTAAATAATTCATCCCATCGTCATCTTCATCACTTTCTTCATCGGATGTATCTATCACATCCAACAAATATAATTCTTTTATTCGTTTTGCTTCTAAATATGCCTTAATTGCTTCATTTTTCGCTTTTTTTGCTTTTTCTCTAGCGGCTTTATAAATATCTAAATAAACCTCATTAGGATTTTTAAGAGTTAATGGAGAACTTTCATCTATTTCTAAACTAATTTCTTCTAAACCATCTTGATTTTCTGGGTTTTTTTGAAAAACTCCAATAGTTTCTTCTAAATTTTCCAACTTATCAGATGGTTCTAAAGAATTTATACTCGAATCATTTGTTTCTTCTAAATTTTCAATGCTTTCCATATTTTCTTGTTTTACTACATTTTCTTGTTTTTCAACATTTTCTTTTTTTTTATTTACTACATGTTCGGAGTTTCCATATATATCATTAATCGTATCGCTATTCTCATTGCTAAGTATAGTTTCTTCTTCTTTAGAAAGATAAGTCTCTTTTTCATCCGTTAATTCTATAGAATCGTTTGGGTCTGCTGATAGATCTGTTTCTTTATTTTGTGAATAATCTATTTCGTCTAAATCATCTGATATCTCATTTAATTCTCCCATTAAATCATTTTCATGATCACTATTACTTATTATATTATTTACCGACATTGTCTTTTCTGATGGTTTAGTTTCCATATTTATTTTTTCTGGTTTATTATCTCCGTCTAATTTAATTAAACATTTACCAAATAAAGGTTTATCTTTTAAAACCATAACCTGTCTTAAACATAGCTCTAGATGAAAACTGCTACTAGAAAACTTTAGACCTACTATTTCAATAATACCTATTATACTTTTAGACGAATCTAATTCTTTATGGTTTAATTCATTTTCATCTGAATCAAAAATTTGTAATGATATTTTGTTAATAGATTTAGCTTTATGAATAAATGTCCTTATTAAATAATTTACACTTTTATATGTTCGTATTGAATCATTCCAATTATATTCTATTTCATCTAATGTAGGTGCTTCATGAAACCAATTTTCACTATTTTCAAAAATGAGTTGTCTAACTCTATTTTGTAATAATCTTAACCATTTAATAAAATCATTATGACCTCCATTCATCAATAAATCGCAATATATTTGTTTTACCGTTGTGTGAATGCCATTTTTTGTTTTACATTTAGGCGTTTGGATTACTATAGGATCGTTATTTAATTCTAATTTAGCACTATACGTTCCTCCCTGTAAAGCTTTTGGCGTTTTAATATTAATATCGCCAAAAGGATATGATTCATTTGCTTCTACAATGTTATTCATTTAGTGTTATTTAGACATTTATTTTTAAACTAGTACACAACGAAATAATATTATCTTTGTTTTGATTAATGGATATAAAAGAAACTGTAATCAATGAATGTTTAAATGTTTTACATCGCGACGATGTAAAAAAAGAATTTAAAGAATTAATGAAGCCGTTAGTAGATTTATTAATAAAAGAGATTTATCCATATATATTTTTATCTATTATTTTTGTTTTTATAAGTTTTCTTTTAATTTTAGGAATTTTTATTTTACTCATGCGTAATAAAATGTTTATTTCTAAGAAAACATAATTTTCTTTTTATAGTATATAATGGCTAGACGTAGCAGAACTCGTAAATCCCGCAAATCGCGTAAATCTAGACGCCGCCGCAGAAGAGGAGGCGCCGTCGGCATTACCGCCGCATTAAAAACTGCTTTATTGCCCTTTTTACTTTATAAAGGACAGAAAAAAATGCAGAAACGTGTTTCCCGTAGAAAGTCTAAGAAGACTCGCAGAAAGCGCCGCTAAATATTTTGTTAATCGATAAATATATCATATAAACAAATTAAAAATAATTTTATATGATATTATAAATGAGCGAACTATTTCAAAAAAACATACAAGATTGGGTGTCTATTGACAACCGTATTAAAGCTTTACAACAAGAAGTAAAGCAATATCGCTCTCAGAAAAATAATTTAACTAATCAAATATTTACTTATGCGGAGACAAATAATTTGGAAAATGCTGTTATTCAAATTTCAGATGGAAAATTAAAGTTTCAAAATGTTAAATCTACAAACCCATTAACGTTTAGATTTATTGAAGAATGCTTAAACGATTGTATTGCCAACGAAGAACAAGTAAAACAAATTATTAAATATATTAAAAACAAACGCGAACCCAAATACAATTATGACATCAGAAGAACATATAATTAAACGGCTTAAAAATTTATTTAACAATTAATTAAATGAACGATTCTGAAAACTCATGGTCTAAAAACATAATTATAAAAAAGGAAGAAGAATCCGTAATTATAAAAAAAGAAAAAGAAAAGGAATATCAATACTCGAAAGAAGAAAAACTATTTAAAGCATTACATAAACTTAAACAAGAGCAAAAAAAAGACGCTTTCCAGGATTGGCTAGAAAAAAGAACTTTCGAAGATATACGAATAAGAGATATATTAAAGAACATGGTATTAGATGTCAAAAACGAAATTCAAATGAGAGGATTCGCAATTAAAGATGAAAACCAGCTTAAGAATAATATTGCAACATTTATTTATAATAACAGCAAATGACGGATTTTAGCGATACAGAATTACAAGATATAGACCCCTCTGAATATTTGAGAAAATTAAGTTTAGATGATTTCATAGCATGTGAAAAAACTAGAAATATTTTGATAGACGAACATTATAATAAGTTAGAATATTATCTGGAAGAAAAACTTATAAATATTTATGAAAGTTATAATAAACAATACCAAGACGCAAGTTGTTTATTTAAAAACGATTTAAATGCTATAGATAGTCATGCTTTTGCGAGTATGATATATAGTTTTATATCTATAGATTATGATTTAGAATTATTTTATCAATGTCCAGAACTGGCAAAAGATTTGTTGCCAAAATAAGTTTATAATTTATATTAAATAAATTATAAATTATATATATAATGAACGAACAAGAATTTACACTATATGAAAAAAATGGCTCTATTTTTAGTATTGGTATGGAATTTAAAAACTTTCTTAGAGATGCGGGTTTACCAGCCATGATAGGAGGCGGTAAGAAAAATAAAATGAAAAATCATGTAGGTTCGCATGGGATGCCGATAGGCCTTTCTCTTTTAAATAAACAATTAGAAGACCCTAATATTCATGACATACATAATACTAAAGTGATAGAAGGGGGCCTTGTTAAAGACGATCTTTATAATAAGTTATTACGATTGGCAGAAGACAGAAAAAAAACAAACGCTAAAACACGAAAAAACTTAAAAGGTGGAAAAAAGAAAAAAAGAAGAACAAGAAAATTTCGCTAAGTTAATATGTAAAAATATAGTTATTTATAACAATTTAATAATAATTAATGTATTATTACTAAATGACAAAAAAAAAATTAATGACAAAAAAAAAGTCAATGATATGTTCTATATGTTTAGAAACAATAAGACGACCTGCTCATTTAAATTTAAATTGTAATTGTCGTTATAATGTTCATTATAATTGTTATATGAAATGGTGGAGAGAAAATAAAAATTGTATTATTTGTCACAAAAAATGTACAAAACCTATTAGCTGGATAGAGCGCAGACGAAAAAAAAGACTTATACGACAAACACCACCCGAGAATAATATTATAATAAGAGAAACTATACAACCTAGACACCTCGTTATTGATCCTAGAACTAGAATAGAACCTTACATTCATTACATAAATAATTTACCTTTTGATAATGAAAATGAAATAAAATCTATTATTATAGGTTTTATTCTAATTATGTTATTATATATATTTATTAGACCTTACTCCATGTTGAGTAATTAAATGGTGAAAGTAAAATAGAAGACATTTTATCTTTGTAGTATTTTACCAATTTATTAAATTTACGATCTTCTGGTGTCATAGGGTATGGAGTAGCTTTGTTCATAATTTTTTGTTCTTCTGGTGTAATCTTAGGCTTTGATCCATAACAATTTACTCCAAAACGAACATTGGGATTTTTAATATAACCGCCGTTTATACCAGGACGCCCACAATCGTTTTCATGTCCTTTTGTTTTTTGAAGCTTCTGCCAGGTTGATTTTTGAGTTGGGAAATAAGCCATTTGATCTGCCGACCATCCATAGTTACACCATTCCGCACCGCTTTTATAAGCGTTTTCTATCTGAGAATAAGTCGCCAATTTAGCACCATAGGCTTTACATAGGGCTTTTCCCTCTTCATAAGTATAGTCATTTCCAGAAACATTAAATACCTGATTTCTACTAAAATTACCTAAACCTAAATCATTTTCTAACCCCTTTAAACCATTTTTGCCTTTTTTTGCTAAAAGTTTTGATTCTTGTTTTATTTTTACATCTACTGTAGGGGTTCCAGATACTAAGTTTCTTACAGCAGTTTTTACATCTATTTGAAAAAAATACTGCAACCCATTTATTAATATTAAAAATACAAATAAACCCCACATGATTATTTCAATTAACCACATGCCGTTAGACTTTGGAGTAGGTAAAGCTTGTCCAGCTACTGGTGCTAAATAACTAAAAACAATAAAATAAAATAATATAATAACCGTCAATACAATTAAAACCATTGGATTGACACTTGATATTTTATTATTCATTGAATCGTATAAATGAGAAAATCCGTTACTAGGTGAAATATCAATATCCATGTATATATATATTGTATTACTTTTTTTGTTTCCTATAGAAAAAACAATAAGCGCGGGGAGTTTTTATTTTTGCTAAATTATTCATTTCATTTACTGACGTATCATTAAAGTGATACCACTTTTCATTTGCATTTTTAACACTAGCTGTATAATGGCCTCCGCCTACATTCCCTGAATGATTACAAATTCCATAACAATCATATACATAAGAAGACTTATCGTATCCTAATACATATTTTGACATATCTAAATCTACTAAAGGAAAATCTACCATATGTTGTTTTTTTCTTATATTATTACCAAATCGTTTCAATGTTATAATTAAAACATCCGGTAAGCTCCAAAACATAATACCTCGCCCTGCTTTCTCTTTTTTATTTTCCTTCTCATTAAAAATTTTATTATCTCCGTCTAATATTTCTTCTTTTGTATAAAAATCCAAACAATCTTCTAAAGTTTTTTGATTTTCAATAGATAAAGAAAGATTAAAAAAAGGCTCAGGAGTAATATTAAGATAATCACTTTCTTTAGATTTTATTTGTGATACATGTATTCCAAAAAACATTCTCAAAAATTCGGAATATTCTTTTTCATACATATTTTTCATCATTTTATAACATGTTTCGGCTAATCTATCTGTATTAGATACAGCTGTTCCGCTTACTAACATATCTACTCCTCTGCATATAGCATTATGAAAACACTCAGATAAAAATTGAAGAAATTCAGGGACATCATTCTGATTATATCCTGTAAATATCACCCTGTCTTTAATTCTAGCTACTTTTTGAACGGCACTCAAAAAACCTCCTGGTGATATAGTACAATTCTCACTCCACATTAATTTTCTTAAATTATCCCATTCGCATAATAAAAGAGAATCATTTATATTATTTAGTTTTGGTCTATTATTTTTTTTTCTTTCCTCTAAAAATAAATTTAATTCATAAGTATGAGATAGACACTGTAAGACGCTATTCATAAAACAAGTATTTCCCATATTTGCTAAACCTGTTAGACCTAATCCTCTAAATTCTTTAAACCTTTCAGAAAGAGAAACCATTTGTGATTTGTCGCTGGAAACATTAATTGTATTTTCAGTCATATCAACGATATTTTATATATATATAATTTATTTTACATTTAAACACATTTTTTAAATAATATATAATTATATTAATATGAATAGAGCTAATAATTTATCACAAGAAGATCTTATATACGAATATTTAAGTATAGTGAGGATGGAATCTAGACAAAGATCAGGAATAATAGAAGAATATTTAAGGTCTATTTCTAATTTAAATAATAATATTTATCATTTATTAACATCTATAAATCAAAATTATGAACCCACTAGGAATCGTGCCCAATCTCCTATATCTTCTTGGAGAGATCGATATAACAGAAGAAATACAAGAGAGAGCAACTTATACACTCCTCTAACACGGTCTTCGAATTATAATACAAATGATAATAATACTACATTTCCCAATACTACATTTTCACAAGAAGCTACACTTCCTCGTACTACACTTCCCCGTACTACATTTCCCCGTACTACATTTCCCACCACTTTTTCTAATAACACATTTTCAGATACTACATTTCCTACTACAACATTGCCTACTACATCAACGGCTACTACAACATTGCCTACTACAAGAGACTCAAGTACCACATTTTCATCTATTTTATATAATAATACATTACCAACTTCTACATCTAGTTCTAGAACTAGAAGAACTAGAAGATTTAGAAATACCACTACTAATACAGGTGATACTTTAAGAAATCTTTTACAAACAACATTATATACTCCTACTAGACCTACCCCTGCTACAGAAAATGATATATCAAACAATACTTCTATTCATACATGGAGAGATATAAGTAATGTAACCGATCAATCTATTTGTCCTATAACGCAAGAAGATCTACTACCCGTTGATGCAGTTAGAAGAATTGATGGGTGCGGACACGTTTTTCACGATGCTGCTTTACGAAGATATTTAATAAATTTCGACCATAGATGCCCTATTTGTAGGTATGATATGAGAATAAGAGACATCGAATCAGGAGAAAATGTAAATGCAGTTAGACCGCTATTTCCACCTGGAATGGGATATGATATTAGAGGAACAATTATTAGTGAAACAGATATTAGCGGAACAGATATTAGCGGGACAGATATTAGCGGAACTGATATTAGCGGAACAGATATTAGCGGAACAGATATTAGTCGAAATACTACAAATAATGTAATTGGATCATCTCCATTTGATTTTTCTTTTGACAATAGTTTTGTAAGTAGTTTAGCAAATAATTTAACTACCAATTTAACAAGTAATTTAAATAACAGTTTCAGAGATTTATCAAATATCGAATTCACAACAAATTACGATATTAGTAGCAACGAGTTTGATAGCGCAGTAAATTTCATGTCGTCCGCTTTATTGTCTGGATTATCAGAAGCCTTGAACAATCCAGATTTATCAGGTAATACTATAACTGCTGAATATTCTGTATTTCTTCCTGCTCCTAGACGCCCTCATGAAGATTAAAAAATATTTAATATATTGAAATTAATAATTATAAATTATACTCATTAATTTTACCCAAAGAAACTTTTAATTGTTTTTTGACCCTGTTTATTATTATTTGATATACGTAATGAATCGTCAAATATTAATTTCTTAACATATTTGTCTCTTAACTTTTGAATCTTTTCTTTTTGTTTTAGTTTATCTTGTTTAAACTTTTGTAAAATGATTCGTTTTTCTCTATCATACTCAGATTTATTTGATTTATTATTAAAAGCTGTAAGCTGTTCTAATATCAAACTAAATATCTGTGTCACAGGTTTCATAATTTGATTTGTTATGTAAAATGAATAATCTGGTTTTAATTTGTTTTGTCGTATATAAACAGGGTGTTCTATTTTATCTCCCTGTAACTTTACCTTTCTTTTTGTTTGTATATACACAAATGGAATTCTAGAACCCACTGCTGGTTTATTCCCAGGGTCACGTTTTCCCATTCTATCTGCCAAAACCTTATGTGCTATAGAATCTGGATTTTTATAAAACCCGTTCAGTGATTTTGTAATAATCAACTTATCCATTCCTATTTTCTCATTCACCATGTCTTTTAAATAATTTCTAACGCTATCAGCTGCCGTATCTGCGGTTTGTCCTGTCATAAGCATATCTACCACCTGACCGTAACAATCTTTTACACAGGAAGCATTGTCGCGTCTTTTCAAAACAATTCCCATCGATTTTGTTTTGCATTTATCGGGATTTGTTTCGTATAGCTCACCTACATATCTCTTTTTAGACAAAAGTAGGAACGGCATAAATGTTTTTTCATATTCTAAATCATGAGGGTTTTTTAAGAATTGACTAGCTAATTCACCTGCCTGTATGGCTAATTCTATAGTAATTTCTAATGCCTTTTTGCCTTTTATTCTTGTTCCGTCTAATTCTTCTAAATTAAATGTAAAGAACACAGAATCTGTATCTCCATAAATATATTCTGATTTACTTCTTACTTGTCCGTATTTTGTAGTTTCTACAATATTATTTTTATAACACTCTTCAATCACACGTTTACCATACATTAATAGTTTTCTTCCCGTAGCAGTTGTAGAAGCAGCAATATCTTTATCATAAAAACTACTCGTTTTTCCCCCACACTGACCGTATAACGAGTTTGCAACAATCTTTTTACTTAACTGTCTTTTATCGAAAACATTTTTCATAAAATCATTATATGTATCTTTAATATCTACTACATCGTCTATTGGTATTTCAAATTTATCTTTGTCGCTTATAACGGTATATGTTTCGTTTGTCTTATTTAAAAGTCCGCTATATTCTTTCCCTGAAGAGGTAATAACTGTTTTATATTTAATTAATTTTCTTGTAGCTTTTCTAGACGCCAATAATTCTTGAAGAACAGAAGGCATAATAGCCTTTTCATTATTAGGATATTGCGCAAACCGACAAATCTTATGGCCGGAAATAACCTTTTTCGCCGCAGCCTTAGGTGTTTTTCTTACGTATTGATACGTATCATATCTTATATCTACATATTTAAACCCTTCTAGATTATCATATATAAAATCTCCCTCGTCGTCTATTTCTCCTGTTACTTTAATAAGTTTTCCAGTCAAATCATATTCTTTTGTCCAAACTTTACTATCTTGTGAAATATTTTCACTAATCATACAACTAGGATATAGAGACGAATAATCTACTACTGCAACAGGATCATCCACATATAAACCTGCTTTTGGCGGAAGACAAATTGCTCCTTCATAACCATCGTTACTTTCGTCTTTTCGAATAACTGGCATGGCCGTATTTTTTCCAGCACACTCTTTCGCAATGAAACTAAGAAGCTTAATGCCCTGTCCTCTCATAGCTATAAATTCAATAGGCACGCTACAAATATTAGCCTGTTCTACCATCGCAGTGAAAATATCATTTTTAATAAACAAATCATGAACTAAGTTACAATCCTGAAAACAATATTTTGCTACAATAGCTTTAGAGGAAGGACCCTCGTTCGTAAGTCTAAAAATATCTTGAGGTGTTACATCATCTTTTCCTAGACACCAACGAACCTTCTTTTTTTTATCAATATCTAATTTAAAATCTATTTTATAATAACCTTCTTCTATATCTAGATTGCTTATTTTAAACTTTTTACCATCCATATATTTGTCAGACGAATGTCCTAATAGTTCAAAACAAACATAATGTCCATTTTTCAAACCCATTAAATTTTTACTTTTGATTTTTGTTTTATTTCCTATAATTTCATAATCTTTTACAATATCTCCAATGAAATGAGAAGACACATGATCTAGTTTATAAGAAGCTAAATTTTCTGCTTTCCTAAAATAATTATATAGATCTATTTGTAATCGACCAGCTATTTTTGGATACACTAACTCATATGTTCCACTAGCAACAGTAGTTGTGCTATTTACAATACTACACTTACAGTCTTTTCCTTTATTTCTACTAAACTCTAGAAATTTATATTCACAACCCAATTCTTTTGCTCTATCAATCATAAAAGACCAATCAAAACCAAAAATGTTGTACCCAATAATAACATCAGGGTCTTCTTGTTTTACCAACTCTGTCCATTTCAATAACAATTCACGTTCTGTTTCGCATGAAATTACTTCACTATTAGCTACTTCAGGCGTATCATCACAACGACCCAGAGCAATCATATTATTATAATATGGATCTTTTTCTCCTATTCGCAAAAAGGTACTTCCAATAAATGTACATTTATCTCCTTCTAATTTTGGAAGAAATAAATTTTTTCTACAAATCTTTTTAAGAGAATCATATTCTAATGCTTTATCTAAAACCTCTAGTTTGCGTCCCGCGTCATATTTTAAATTAAGAAACTCAACTATATTTTTTTTTGTAATATATTTTGGAACAAATAACTTTCTCATTTTATATTCTTCTTTTTCATCATCATCCAACGATTCCCATTTCATATATTCCCATCGCTGTTCTTTTTGAGAAGGAGGTAGTGTAAATATCAAATCCATTATAGAGCATTTCAACATGCGTTCTAATTTGTCTTTTATTTCTCCTTTACTAGGCTTTTTCTTAGGGTTTCTAAGATAAACCTCACTAATACCTTCCAGATTTTTATATTTAAAAGCTGTCAGTATAAGATTGATGAATAGTTCTTGTTGTTCGCTTGTATCCATCTTAGTTATTTGTTTTTTATGTTGTGTCCAATATTGAATTACTTCTCCTATCGTTTTCTTATATGTTTTACGTGCTACAGGAAAATCACCATGACTAGATGATGCCTCAATATCAAAACTCATTACTTTCATGGGTATTCCTTCCTCCTTATTTAGAAGAGGCTTAATATTATCGTATGTTGTAACATATTCATAATCACAATCTGTTTCTTTTTTACTTTTTTTTGTAAAAACTACTCTTTTTTTAAATGTAACCCATCCTGACGGACTAATATCCATTAAATGAAAATATCTCAACAAAGGAGGCAATACAGCTTCATATAGTTTTAAATAATCTCCTGTTTGGGTGAATTTAAAACCCTTTTTCAAAAGGGTTCTTTTTCTATAATTTTTTGTTTCAGTATACCAATATTTCTTTACCTTATTATAAGATGTCATGTTTCGAAATACAATTTTCATAAAACAATACTCTTTACCGTCATCGAACCCATATAGATCTTTCATCTTTTTCATCTCACATGAAACAATAGAATGTCCTTCGTTTATCAACCATTGTTTAAATTGTATATGATTCGTAGAACCGCAACACCAATTATCAGGAGCCTTTACATAAAAGAATGGCATGAAATTTTTAACGAAAATACAATATGTTTTTCCTTTTTCATCCATACCAAACATTTTAATGATAAACTTTCGCCTATCTCCATCATAGTATTCAAAATCTATCTCGTCTTTTCTATTTAAAACTTCAAAATCAAACAACCTAAAAGTTGGAATTTTCATTGTTGTAAAATACTGTTATAATTTACTATTATATGATTTTCAATTTTAATAATTTAGTTTTTCTTTAATTTTAGTTTTTTACACAATACTAAATTTTAGAAAATTGGCATAAAAATTAAATAACTTGTTTTATTACAAAACACCATGACCGATCAACAAGATTTTACTTTTATGAAAAGCGGGTTTAACAACCTTGTTGAAAAAGATGAAACACTTGAAAACACAGCAGCTGTAGTTATGGCATTTATGCAGAATGCTCTCCGTTCTGCTGCTATTTATGTAAAACATTCTTCTAGAAAATCAATAACTCCAGAAGATATTAAAAGAGCACTTATGTTGGAGGTGTTTTTCATTAAACAACGCGAAAACATGCTAGAACAATGTGAAGAAATGAAACAGATATTAAAGAATATTATTGAAGGAGAGGAAGACGAAGAAGAAGACGATCTAGAAGATTTAATAGACGATGATGAAGTAGAATTTTCAGAAAGCAAATGTGAGTGCCCTATGTGTCATTGTATGAACACGATTTACACAAGATGGGAAGGGTTTGAACCACAAACATTTATAGAAAAAGCAATGACCAAGCATATTGAAGCCATCAACTAAATTAAAGCAATTTAAAGGGTTTCCATACATTTCATGTAGAGATGAACGAACTAGATTTTTATCAACAATACCATCAAAACCCAATTAATAAATGCATTCATTTTTTTTTGTATTCCTATTATTTCATTTTGCGTAATTAATTTTTTATCTAATATAATAATATTTTTTCAACATAAAAAAACTTCTACTCGCCAAATACCATTAATAAGAGGTGACGAAGTAGCGGTTATTTATTACTGTTTTTATTATTATATAAATTATGGTCTTTTTGTTTCTGTAATCATGAAAACATATTTACATATTATTGTGTATCTAGCAGATAAATTTAGAATAAATAATAATAATTGGTTTCGTTATAATTATATCGTGTTTTTTATAGCATGGACTTTTCAATTTATAGGTAATTACATAGAAGGCAATCAAGCAGCAATAATGATAGAAGTTTCTCAATCTTTTTTAGTCGCACCAATGTTTGTCGTTCAATATATTTTTCCAAGTTTTTTACAAATACCTATTTAAATAAATATATTACAAATAAAATAAATAAAATATATTACATAAATATTTTATTTATCTATTAGAAATCATATTAAAAAATCTATCTCTGAAATTAGTCTTACGTTTATTTTTTCTGGTTTTTCTTTTTCTACGAGATTTTCTACGTCTAGATTTCCTTTTTTGCGTTTTATTTTTTTTTTTACTACGCTTTTTTCCTAAAGTTTTCTTAACTAACTTTTCCAAATCTCTTACTTCTCTCTTACCATTATAGTCGTGTTTTTTTCTACCACCTTTAAAAATACGTATAGTTGGAAAGCCCATGATCTCGCTGTCACAATCTACATCGGTTTTGTATTTTTCAGATACACTAGCTAATATTCCGTCTAGTTTATTGTTATTTAAATTATAACTCATTTCTTCCCATTTAGGATTCAAATCTTTACAATGTCCGCACCAGTCAGCATAAAATTTGACTATAGCTGTATTATCTTTTTTATTTATCAAGTCGTTAAATTCTTTTAAATTTTTACTATTTACCTCCATTATTTTAAGTACCATTTAATGTACGGAGAGAAATTTATTTATACAAATATATATATATATATATAATGAATTCAAAATTAATTATTATTGTAATTGTATTTTTATGCGGATTATATTTTTGCATGAATTATAAATCTAGTGACCTAGTAGAAAGTTTTCAAAACAAATTAGACTGTCCTAACCTATTAGTAAAAAAAGGATCCGAATTACATTTAGTAAATACTAAAAAAGCCATGATACCCGGAGTTAATCCTATTCGGTTTAATAATTTAGAAGAATATGCTCAATATGTAAAATGGAGCCAGAAAGTAGGCGTTAAATGTCCCATTCTCTATTTTGATCAAACATATGACACACAAAATAATAGAGGGTTTAGAATGCTAAATGATCCATTAGATATGGGCAAAGGTATTTCTAGTGATCCTTACATGAGATCTGCTGAAAAACGTATGTTGACAGATTCAAGTAGAGATGACCCTCCGTATAATCAAAATAATTTTGCAGGATTTGACCCAGAAGACCAATATATTGGAGTAAAAACACCATTAGACAATGTTCAATTAGAAACAAATAATGGTAGTTTAAATCCTATGGATGGAGATTGGTGCGGTCATAGTTGCACACAAAAAGCGTTGGAATCGGGGAGATTTGAAGGGCGCACTAGAAAAATACTAAATCCATCTGATGATAGACTTAAAAATGGGACCATTACCTAGACGTTATTAAAATTATAAATTTATATTAAATAATATCTGTTATATTTTATAAATGACAGATATTATTCCTGCTTTCTGCGTTGGTCTTACACAAGTAAGTATAGGTCATCCATTCGATACAACAAAAGTATTAATGCAGAATAATAAAAAATGGTTTGGGCTCCCTCTTAAATCTTATTATCGTGGATGGCGTTTTCCATTAGTTTCTGCTACATTTTTCAATTGTACGGTTTTTCCTGTTTATGAACATACTATTAAATATACAAATAATAGTATAATTTCCGGTGCTTTATCTGGAGTTATGGTGACGCCTTTTGTATATGTTTTTGATTCTTACAAAATAAAAAAACAAACAAATCAACCTGTATCCCTTTCTATGTTTAAAAAGCCTTACTATGGTTTTGCTTCAACGTTCAATAGAGAAGTTGTTGCAATGACAGCATATTTTGGTTCTTATTATTATTTTAAAGATGACTGTAAATTAAATCCATTTTTCGCTGGTGGATTAGCTGGACTTTCAAATTGGACTCTTACTTATCCTTTAGATGTAATAAGGTCGCGGCAAGTAGCACAACAACTACCTATGAGATTAGCAATAGCACATGGAAATTTATGGAAAGGATATAGCGTTTGTGCTGCTAGAGCTTTAATAGTTAATGCTGTTAATTTTTGGGTGTATGAAAAAGTAAAATCATTGATTCATTCATAAATTATATTTACAAACTAACGTTTTCATGTTCTTCTAAAAATTTTTTAAATCTACTTAATCTTATTATATTATCCATTTTTTCCTTTTCTTGTTTATCAAATCCTTGATTTAATATGTTATTTCCCTTTGCTGATTTTTCTATTAATCCTATTAATAATCTATTTTTTTCTATCTCACAATAAATATTTAACATTTCTTCTATACTTTCTTTGTAATCACTAAACCCTTCGACGTCATCTTGATTTAACACATCCTTAGCAAGATCATTCTTGGAGATTACTTCCATATTTTTATCAAAGTTTTCATTTGCTTTCTCTAATTTTTTTTCCAATTTTTTTTCTTGTTTATCTGTCATGCCTTCTATTACATTCTTTCCTAAACCACTAAGTCCCGTACCGCTTACTTTTAAAACTCCAAATATAATATAAAAAGCAAATGATGCTAGTGCCACTATACCTATTAAATAAATTAAATCTTTTTGATTCATTTTATATATTATTTTAATATAAAAATTATATATAAATATCCTAAATTTTAACAACAATTTCCTGATGAGTCACAAAGATTGCCAGAAGCATCATAACAATTACCCGATAGATCGCAACAGTTTGTAGGATTACAAACATTACCAGAAACATCGCAGCAGTTTCCAGATGAATCGCAGCAGTTTCCTGATGGATCAGAAACATCCTGCGAATTAGAAGAAAAGAAAGGTTTTCCTTGAAGGGATGAACGAGCATCCGCATCATCTACAACAGGCGCGCAACTAATCTCACAAATAGGAGACCAATTAAGCATCCATGAATTAAGACTACTTACGTCATTACAATCACATACACAAACTCCTCCACTTCCGCCCATCTTGTGCCAACGGCCTACTATAGTAATATTGTCGCCAGCGTCTTTTAAATCGTCTGCGGGTGTCATGTTACCGAATACGTTCCAGCACTGAACGCGATTGTTTTGTGGGATACTCCAAGAAACTAAAAAAAGCATTATATAGTTTATAAGTATTTCACTTTTAAGTTATTTATAGTCATTTTATTATTTTAAAACTCTTATTATTCTGTCTCAATGTTAATAACGTTTGATTTTTGATATAACAAATATTGCACTATATTGCGTATGCTTGTTTTAGATATATGTCTCGTTATTCCTTTATCTGTTGTATAAGTTAATTGGTCTAAACATTTTTGATTTACATCTAAATCGCATAATAAATTATAGAGAGACCCATATTTATTCATGATAATTTGTGATGTGTGTGATGAAACACCTGGAATTTGACTTAATATAATTTCACCTATATTTTCAGGTGTGATATTTTTCTTTTTTTCTTTTTTTACAACCTCACTATAGTGTTTTGGTTTTTTATTTATCTCTCCGCCATCATAATAAGAAACCTTCTTTTTTTCGCGAGAAAGTTTATCACACATTCTTAAAAGATATTCTGCTGTCTCGGTCATGTCAATTGTTTTTATAACACTAAAACCTTTATAGTAATTTAAACTAAAAATAGCTGTATAAAGCGTATTGGCCTGAACTTTATATCTATTTTCCCATATAGACAAATTTCCTTCCACGATATAAACAACATTATGATTGTGTATTTCACATCCATCTAATCTATGAGATTGTTCAACATATCTACCGTCTTTTATTGAACTTGCCAAATCATTTAAACTTTTCCGCTCAACTATAATTTTTTCATTTCCATTATTATCTGAAATAATAGCATCCCCTAAATGTAAATTTTTGATTTCAATATCTATCTTTTTAAAACCAAATTGATTTTTAAAAGCTTCTAACAACTTAATAAGTTTTTTTTCTCTAATATCTACCGTTAATTTCATATACTTAAATTAAGTATATGAAACTTTAAATTGTTTTTATTCATCTTCAGCTACTCCATCATCCTGAATAGGTATACCTTCCATACTTTTTAAATTAAATGTTTCCATAAAACTTTTCACTGAATTATACTTTCCTCCTCCAAAATTTTGTAAAAACTTTTCAGGATTTAAATTAGGATTATTCAATCTATTTGTTAATAAACCTATTAATTCAGTAAATTTTCCACCAGGTGTTAATTGTATATCACCTGAATAATCATCAGGTGTTTTAGGACTTACTATATAACCGTTTTTGGGTGGATGAAGTTTTGGTACATGTAAATAAATAGCCTCTGGTGACATTTGACTTTTTGATCTATAAAATAACATAAAAGGTTCATCGTTTTTAGGTTTTATAAATCTAACACAACCGCAAGCAACATGATCCCCGGATAAACATTTATAACTAAAATCATTTGCTAATGCCATTTGTGATAAATCTCCTACAAATTTAGCATTTCTTACATCTTCTAAGAGTCTATATTCATCGTCGTCTGATGCTACAGATGCATTTCCTAATATAGAAGCAATTGTATTAAACATAACAACCGCACTTGTTCCAGGTTGTTCTACTGAATTTTTCACCCACATACTGGGGTCATCTTCATCATTTTTATAAAATGTAATTCTAGCAGTTTTTTTCCTGTTTTCTCCCTTGGCATCGGCTCCTCTAATAATATCATCACTAACAAATCTTAAATAACAACATGTCATAAATCCATTAATCCATGGTAATTCATAGCTAATTAACCCGGGTGAATCCATTTCTCTATTTTTATTATTAATAAAAGTAGAATATACGCTTATTATACCTTCTACATTATTATAAATTCTTCTCCAGTTTCTTAAATTATTTCTTTTTTTTCTTAAATTTTCTTTTAATTTATCTATATCATTTATTACATCCGGTATTCTATCGTTTTCCTCTACTTTTTTATATAAATAATCCATTAATTTTGTTGTCAATAATGTTTTATAAGATTCTTCTAATCTATATGGTCTCGTTTCAGCATACTTTGACGACTCAAATGATAATTTTAAATCTTCATCATATTCTTTTTTCCCCTCTAGATCATATCCTTTTTTTTGTAACATAAGTGTATCGTATATTTGGGTATAATAATTAATATCGTCTAAAACCTTTTTTATTATAGTTCTTGTTGTAATTAATCCAAATTCTTTAACTAATTCATCTATTTTTTCTTTTAATTGTTCTAATATATCACTAAACTCGCCCGGATTAGATAAATAAAATAATCCTAGACGTATATCTTCATAATTTTCTACTTCTTCATCGCTAATTTTACTTTCATCGTGAGGATCTTTTTCTTTATGTAAAGACGAACTAAATATTATTCTACTTAAACTTTCTGCCAAATTTACAGAAGATAATTCATTTTCCAAATCATCACAATACAAACAAATTCCTTCGTTATAAATTTTTGTTTCTAATTCTAGTCTGCTTTTATTTAAAGTTGATATTTTCGCGTATTGTATCCAATTCAATAAGTCATCACTATTATGTATTAAATATTCGTACATGCTACACATATCTAAATCACAGTTTTTACCTTCATCATCTATTGCTTTTATAAATGGAAATTTTTCTTTCGTATATTCTTTATTAAAATGCGGTTCTAATAAACTTATCACCTCTGAAGGATACTTTAATTTTTTTAATGCTGCCCTAAATAAATTTTCGGTTCCTCTATATTTGCCTTCTAGTCCTTTCTCACTAGCTTGAGAAGTTGCTTCGTCTAAACTTAAATCATTATATCTTATAGATATACTCTCTGTAATAAATGATTCTTTATCACCTGGATATTCTTTTCTATCTCTAATTTTTTTTTCATTTTTTGCTTTCATCATTTCACGGTCTTCTTTATCTTTATGGGCATCTCTGACGTTATTATTTCCATAAAAAGTTAGGAGTCTCGTTTTCCAATTCCCCATATAACTTTCCCCGGATTGAACATTAAAAATATCATCATAAATTTCATTTAAAACATCAATAATAGAGTCTTTATAGTTAGATCCTTCTCCTAATATATCACATATAGCCTTTTTATTAATTGTTTCTTCTGTAGTAATTTCTGCTGCTTTTATTTCGCTATTGCCAGATCTATCGCTACTTTTGCCATCGCTATTACCCTTAATTACTTCATTATAAAATCCGTCTATTTCCGCCCAAGCACCGGATGAACTATAGTTACTAAATTTATTTTTAACATAATAATATGTAAAATTAAAAAATAATTCAGAAACAATAGATGTTTCTATATTAGTTTTCGTTTTTTGTATGCCAAACGAACCTAAAAGATCTATTACAGATTGATTATATTTTATTATATCCTCGTCACTTGAAACAACCGTATCTTGTTTAAATACTTCAACAAACCATGTGTTCAATACTTCCTGAAACGATTCTATTAAATTTGTTTGTAGTTCCACTGTTGTATCAACATTTAAATAAATATTGTATAATAAATTAAAAAGTGCAAACATTTCTATTTTATGTAATTCAAACGTTTTAAAATCCATAACCATTAATATTTTGTCTACTAAACTGCCCATATTTTGGCCCATTAAATCGTCAATATCGCGTGCTTTCATACCTTTTAATGGATTACATTCTAACATTATTTTTATTGCCTTACCTGCTAAAAATATATTTCCGGGGCATAACCCTTTACATCCACAATATTGACTACACGCTGAAAGACCCTTTTTTGTATAAAGATAATTTAATGATTTCCATTCTGTTTTTTCTTCTAATAATTCAGCTAATTCATCGTCTAATTTTTCGTTAATAACAGATCTGCCTTTTTTATCCACACACCCTGTATATGGTTCTTTCATAACGCTATGTAAATGACATGGGCACCAATGTATTCTTATTTTTTGAGAACCATCAGATATAATTTCCTTACAGGCTTTTTTATTAACTAAACTTTGTCCTGTTTTTTTACATTTATAATATCCTAAAAATTTTTCGTCTATATTTTTTTGACATGCACATACATACCCTTCTACTTTGCCACATGATAATGAAATTTGTGATCCAGTAGCTTTAAATTGACTTCTCTCTCGTAAATAATTATTAAAATCTTTACCAAATATTAATGGTAAATACATCTCTTTTTTAAAAGATTTTCTATATAGCGACCATTTTAATACATCATCGTGAGAAAAGTTAGGACTCGTTATATTAAAATATCTTTGATTAGCAAATGCTCTTCTAGAATGTAAATCAATTCTGTGTGCGTCGTCATCAATAGAGTCGGTTGTTCTTGCATTCCATGATCTAACATAGCCATATCCTCCTCCTTTCATTTCTGTTAAATCATTCAGAGTGGCCATTTGTCTTCTTACTTCTGAACCTCTGTGCATATCATTAGCCTGATCTGTAAAACCGTCTACTCCCCTACATAACCAGTTCGTATCTAACAATGGATAAAATCCTATTTCTGAACCAGCCTGATATAATAAACTGTTTTCAGAAGACGCTCCTGAACCAGGAACCATATCTACCGAAAAAAATGATATATTATTAATGTCTCTAAGAGGACCTATAAATTGAGTGGCACCAGACGATGGGAGTATATTTATTATACTGTATTTTGATAGACCTTTGGTAATATTACTAATTAGTACTTCATCTATATTTTGATGAGCAATCGTTAATATTCTTTTAAAATTCTTAGATTGAAAAGAAATAATAGAATTTTCCTTCGGACCTTTTATTCTAGTATAGGCACCATTGGAATATTTTAACTGTGCATCGGAAAAAATCTTATTAATAGGTACATTTAAAAGTTTAGGAACGATAGTAATATATGAATCTTTTTCTATACTATCGACAGCCGTAAAATAGCAACTATAACAATCTGGGTTATTTTCTAATGAATAAGTTACTTCTTTCATCTTAGCATCATTAAGACCATCTGGTCCCAATAAAACCAAATATGCTAAAATAATAAACATATCATTTAAACTTCTAGTAAATTTTATTTTATCAATGGGTTCCTGAGAATTTACTTTTGTAATGTAATCGTTTATTAATGATTGTAAGTTTATTCCGTTTTTTAACATTTCACTAAAAATATACTTTTTAAAATTAAGTGATTTTTTATAATTGTCTGCTCTCGTGGCATCATGAACCGTATCTCTTAATGATTCCAAACGAAATAATTCGGGTATAACTTCTATTTCAACTGGTGAAATCAATCCTTTACTATTAATTTCACCAGCAGGATCAAATGATTGAAGTATTCTTTCTTCTTCTTCAAATATTGTATTAAAATTTAATGATGTTTTTTTTTCATATTGACTAATAAGTGTTTTAAAATCAAATTCATTTCTTATTCTCTCTTCTAACTCCTTTTTATATTCTCTCATAAAATAATTATCATCTTGTTCTTCATGTAATTCAAAACGAATACCATCTTTAGTTTCTTCTGTATCTGTAAATACATATTTAGTTTCAATAATTTTACCAAACTCATCATTTATGTAGTTTTTAATAGAGGGATTTATAACATTGTCATCTAAGGTTCTAACTGAACCTACATATCTATTTAGTTTGGGAACACTAATACTTCCTCCTGTTATATCAAATGTTCTATTAAATTTTACAATATTTAATGGTTTCATATAACTAGTATTAAAAAAGTCTTTCATTTCTTCTAGTGATTGATGATACAATGCGTTATCGTCAGAAAGGTTGGGTCTATTTTGTATTAATTTTTGAAACTTATCGTCTGACACAATATCATCAGACATTTCATAAGCTATATAAGGTTTGTCATCTTCTTCATCATTTACTTGTAAAACTAAATATTTTGAGGTTTTTCTTACATTGACTAGAACCCATTGAGTTACATAACCTATATTAAATGTTCCGTCTTCTTGTTTTGTTATAGGATTTAAATAAATGGTATTTAATTTTCCCTTAATACCGCCGCCCCGCATGATATTTTTAAGAGTATATCTTTTATTTTTTTTTATTTTTTGTTTAGTTTTCATTTTTCGTTTATTTTTAATTGTTTGATTAAATTTTCTTTTGTTTTTAACCAACCTCATTTATATATACAATACCTAAATATTAAAATACTTATAGAAATTAACTATTAAAATTGATATAAACATGAAATTTTATTATAAGTTAAAAGATGAATACTAAGACACTCCTACAGGACGGCGACATCACAAAAGAAGATACGGATTTGATATTTAATCCTTATAATTCTCAAAATAGAGAAATCACAGAATCTGAAGTAAGCGATATTTTAAAGAAATATGGCGTACCTAGCAAAGTACATAACATAAACCTATATAAACGGGCTTTTATACACAAATCATATTGCAAACGTCCTAAGCTTGAAAATGAAGCCAATAATGTTATTATTGTTGACAAACCGAATGATTGTATGAAATTAAAAACAAAATCTAATGAACGTCTAGAATTTCTAGGCGATGGTGTTTTGGAATGTATTACTAAATATTATCTTTATAGAAGGTTTCCTAAGGCAAATGAAGGATTTATGACAGAAAAAAAGATTGCCCTTGTAAAAAATGAACATATTGGACGTCTAGCTTATGAAATGGGTCTTAACAGGTGGTATATTATGTCTCAAAATGCTGAAGAAAAGAAAACAAGAACTAATTTAAAAAAACTAGGTTGTCTTTTTGAATCATTTTTGGGAGCTTTATTTTTAGATTTTAACAAGATTGAAATAAAAGATGAACATGATTGGTTTCAAAATGTATTTGTAACAGGTCCCGGATTTCAAATAGCACAGATTTTTATAGAAAGTATATTTGAAAAACATGTAGATTGGGTTACTCTTATTCAAAGTGACGATAATTATAAAAATATTCTACAAGTTATGTTACAAAAAGCTTTTCAGGTTACACCCGTTTATAAAGAAATAACTGAATGGGACGAAGAAGAAGGGTATAATATGGGAGTTTATTTGTGTTTAGATATTAAATCTCACGAATTCAATCCAAATAGTAATATAGTAAAACAAATATCCGATGTTGGAATGGGCGAGACTACTCCCTTAGAAAATATGAAAATATTATGGCACCATCGTGATGAAAAATATGAAAATGGATGGGTTGTATTTTTAGGATCTAGTAAGCATAAAATCAAGAAAAAAGCCGAACAAGCAGCATGTAAAATGTGTATTGATAGATTGTCATAATTTTGTTATAATAATATTTTATGTTAATAATATTTTATGTAAATAATTTTTTTACATAAAATATATTCTAACTCTATGCGTCTAAGTCTATGCGTCTATTCTATACGTCTAAGTCTATATTTAATTTTTTCCCTATCTGTTTTAATTCTTCTTCTACTATTGAACGCACAGTCGAAACAGACTCTCTATGTCTAATTGGCGATTTTTTATCCCCATTTTCTCTTTTTCTAACGATAGGAGGGATTTTTGATAGTGCTTTCCATGAAATATTAGAAAGATCAATCTTAAGATGAGGACGGTTTTTCATGATACTAAAATATATGAGCGAGATTTTAATACATTTTAAAATTAAATTATAACTTCCATTTTATCTTCAGGGTGAAATATAGGATTCTGAAATGACTCAGACATCTCAACAGACGGACCATCGATAATAACATTTCGAGGCGAGCCTGTTGTATCTTGTGATTCATCACTATCCCTGCTAATCATCCCAGTTAATTCAGTCATATATAAACTAT